TTCTTGCCCGTCACAGTTTCAACATCCACAGCAGCTCTCAAACGGCTTCCCATTTGTTGAGCTAACATAGCCACGTTAGAACTATACTGTTCTACGAAGGCTGTGGTTATTTGTGTTGACATAAAATGTCTCCTTGTTGTTAAGTTTAAGTTTTATTGTCAGCCAATTATCCCGTAGGGTTGTCTTACATTTAACACCTGGTAGGTGATAGTCTGTCCTATTGTCTTTTAGAGCTGGTAAACCAGTTGTTCTAAATAGTGGTTAGCCTGAGACTATTTCTCTCATTGCTAAAACTTTTTGCACCGTTGCCTCGTGTTGAGGATCCATCTTGTTCCAGTACGGACTATTAGGTGCAGTTAAATCGTTAATTTGCTGTTGCATGTTTGCATTAGACGATGCAGCTGTTTTGTCTCCAGCAAATACATCTTCTGATACTATGCTTGCCATTTTTGATAGACCTTTAATTAATGCTGGATTATCTCCGAGCTTTGATCCATCTGCCATTTGCAAACCAAACACATCTTCACCAAAAAATTGTTTTCCAACATTGGATGCTTTGTTAAGATTTTCTTCGTAACTTCGGCCCCATTCTTCACGCAATTCTCTTTGGCTTTGTTCTTGTGCTAGTACAGCATTGTTTTCCATATCAACCATTGATTGACTTGATATGCTATTATAGTAATCAAGCAGTCCTTGTGCTTGTGCTGGTGACAATCCATGCTTGTGAGCTGTTTCTTTAAAACTACTCATCAATTGTTCATCAATTGGTTCACCTTCAGCAAGTTCTGCTTTTAGTTCATAACCATTTGGATCTGACGGCCTACCTAATTTATTGTAGATGTCACTCCATTCTTCTTCAGTTGTATTAGCTCCTGGCACTACCATCTTGTCTTTGCCAATCATTGACTCAGCATTGATGTAGCTTTTTGCTAATGTTGATACGTCACTAAACTTTTCTAGTGATGCATTTGTTTTTAGTTCCTCTGGTAAACTGTCTCTCCAGCTAGCTTCTGCTACTGGAGCTTCTGTTGCAGTTGACTCAGACGGTTGGCTTTGTTCTTCGACAGCCGTTACCTGATCTTCTGACATAGTTGTCTCCTTATGTTATGATTAAATAAATTAAAATTAATACGACAGCAGCTGAGATAATTTTTATTTTCTTATCTGCATGCCACCATAGTAAAAAGTATTGTTTTAATTCTTCCATTAAATTTTCCTATTTAAGATGTTTATAATAAACAAAATGACGGCACGTTGACCTTCCATAAAAGCTGATTCATGTGAATCATTTTTTACATTGGTTGTGCTAAACAAGTGGCATCGTCTTTGTAAATCTTCTAAGACTTTTGCCCCTTCTTCACTTTCAAAAGTTAGCTTGTATGATTTAACTAACTCTTTTAATTTTTCTTCATTTTGTTCTTGTTCTAGGTTCTGATTTTGTTGCTCATCAGCCATATTGTTTCTCCTTATTGTTGTTCTTCAACAGCTTTGAGCATCGGTGCAGCAGCTCCAGCTGCTTGTGCTGCTTCAACTGCTTGTTGTTGCTCCATAGCTTGTTGTTGTTGTTCTTGTCGTTCTTGTCTTAGTTGTGCTACTTCAGCATCAGATTTAATAATCCGTGCTGGCAAGCCCAACATTTTTTGGACATACTTCACTAACCCATCTGAGTCTAAGTAATCCAAAACTGGTGCAAATTGAGACATTGATCCAAAGATTTCTATGCCACGCATTACAGAATTTAAGTCTCCTGATTTTTGTGCTTTGGCAAGTGGACTAACGTATTCAATGTCTATTGTTTGATTAGTTAATATTTCAGGCATTGGTCTAAACACATCAGCTCTCATTAAAATATTGAACACTCGTTCAATAAGTGGTTGCAATAGTTCTGATTGCAATCGACCTAAGACTGGGCCTAGTAATCTCATTTTTTCTTCGTTACGTTGTAATACTTCTGTTGCTGTCATTTGACCACCTTGAGATAACAACAACTGATCTACATAAAATGTTTTTTGTATTGCAAGTTGTCTGTCTTGAATCATGTTAACAGTAATAGGATTGTTAGCTCCAATCTGTAATGGCTCAATACGATCTCGTGAACCTGAACGGTAGAAGTTTAAACCACCTGGCACTGTCCTGACTGGTAACATAAAACCGTCATCAGGAACCATAAGGGGAGGATCAATTTGTTTCTGTGCAGCTTTGATTGTTACCTCAGACATTTTGTTTAACATCTTTACGTCAGGCAGTGCATTCATAGAAGGTGATCTTCCATAAATTTCATAACTAGCTTTTAAATAACGTGGCACAACGTATGGAAACTCTTTGAAACCACCTTCGTTAATCATGTGAACATCATCAGGATCTACATAACATGACTTAAATGGCATGTTAGCTGCATCTTCTTTTGATGCATCATAAGTGTCTCGTGGCATAACTACATGCAATAAATTTACATCTGCATCTACATCTTTTTTAAATTTATTAAATATGCCTGGACCAACATTAGTTTCACCAAATAGATTAACAGCAGCTCTTGCACTTAATGTAAAATGTCTAAAGACAGTATCAACTTGTCCTTTTTCATTTTCGGCAATAAATATTTCTTTAATGTGTCTAGTATTAAAACGTATTAAATTTTTATCATCA